ATGAAATTGAAATATATGATTCCGGCACTGTGCATCTGCACATGTACGGCAATGCCGGAAATGCTCCATGCGCAGGACGACAGCCTGAAGAAGGACAGCACCGAAAGGCCTTTCAATGCAATGGACTATGTATTGCAGAAACGGTATATCCCGCAGGGAAGAGAAGTGAACAACAGCCAGCCGGGCAAGAATTTCTCCCTGTCGGTAATGGGCGGTGTGAACAAACTGAGGGGCAGTTCTTCACTGCCGGCATGGTTCAACGGCGGTATTGCCCTGACTAAGGATGTAAGTTCATTCAACTCCTACCGGGTGTCTCTGTTGGGCGGCTTCAACGATGAGCTGAAACAGGGCGGCATCGAGCTGGACCACCTGTTCAACCTGTCCGATTATATCGGCGGGTACAAAAGCGGCGCACACATCAGCCTGTATACCGTATTGGGTATAGGCGGCTATGTGAGCAAGCGCGACGGTATGGATGCCAAAATAGCCGGCGGAGTGCACGGCGGCTTGCAGGCACGCTATCATCTGTCGAGAAACTGGGACTGGTATGTGGAACCCAAACTATACCTCTATACCGACGGAATAGACGGTGCGGACTGCCCCAAACGGTATGACGTGGGATATGGCGTGTACACCGGACTGACCTACCGTTTTACCGGTCTTCCCATCAGGATGAAATCGGAAGATATGGGCGATAATATGTTCATAGAAGCGGCTATCGGTACGCAGGGCGATTTCGGAAAGCCCGTACGCAACAACCTGCCGGCGCTGCAACCGTTGGGTCCTGCCGCTTCACTGGCGATAGGTAAATGGTTCATGCCGCTGGGATGGCGCATCAGCGGCTTCGGCGGTTTCCACTATACATTTAATTCGGACAACTTCAAGAGCGAGGAAGTGTATGGAGGCGGCAGAGCGGAAGTGCTGGTGAACCTGAATACGCTGATTTCGCCGAGTGTGGAAGACCCGAGACTGGAAGTGAACCTTTCCGCCGGCTACGAATTCGGAGCACTGGCGCACAGAAGCAGCGACTATGCCAAGAAGCTTCGTACATTCCACGGTCCTACGGGGTCTATGCAACTGGTATATTTCCTGTCAGACCAAATCGGTATCACGGGTGAGGCGCGATACAGCAAGAGTTTCTATACGCAACCGTTCAAGAGCGGCATCACACAGGACAGACACATGCAGAATGTAGGCGTGATGTTCGGTGTGCAGTACCGCAGAAGAAAGGCCGACTTCGATGCCAGACGCGGTTTCTTCCAGCCTTATAACTTTGCGTATGCCACCGTGGGAACCAACTTCCCCATGCGCACCGCAGGTGTGAAGATGAAGGATATTCCCGATATGCTGGGACAACAGGTAAGCCTGGGTGTGGGACGCCAGTACACGCCGCTGTCTGCCGTAAGAGGAAGCATCGAGATTGGGCGGTATGCTTATCAGCACGGGGGTGTGTATCCGCTGTCTGTCACCGCCGACTACATGCTGAACCTTACCAACATGATAGGCAATTATAGCGAAAACCGCATATTCGACCTCAACGCCTTTGCCGGTATTGTCTATACGCACCACGAAATGGAAGACAAGAATTATTTCGGCATCCAGGGCGGTCTGCAACAGAGCTTCAAGCTGAACGACCGCTGGAGCATCTTTGCGGAAGAGTATCTGAGAGGTTATAACGGCAAGATTACTCCTTCGGCACGTACCTACACAAGCGGAGAATATACGTTTGTCTTAGGAGCTTCCATAGGAACAAGTTACCGTTTTTAAAGCAATACATAAGCATCATGACTATCGCCATTGATTTTGACGGCACAATCGTAGAGCACCGCTACCCTAAAATAGGGAATGAAATCCCTTTTGCCACCGATACGCTGAAGATGCTGATTAAAGACCGCCACCGCCTGATACTGTGGACCGTACGTGAAGGAAAGCTGCTGGACGAGGCCGTGGAATGGTGCAGGGAACGGGGCGTGGAGTTTTATGCCGTCAACCGGGACTATCCCGAAGAGGATGCCGCCCATCACGGCTTCTCGCGCAAGGTGAAAGCGGACCTCTTCATTGACGACCGCAACCTGGGCGGCCTGCCCGACTGGGGAGACATCTACCGCATGGTTCAGGAGAAGCTGACGTATGAGGAGCTGTATCGCGATACCGATAAAACTCCGCAACAAAAGAGAGGCGGTTTCTGGAGCCGGTTCAGGAAATAATCCTTTTTTGATATATATCAAACAGTACCTTAAAATAACTCTTTAAATTTGCAACGTCATTTAGAAAACGATAGAGTAAATTAGTTTTTGAAAGAGAAAGGTTAGTTTTTTAGGGTACACTAAAAAAATACCGGGCAGCACACGGAGCACAGGAAAAGATTCCTGCCGTAGCTGTCCGGTTTTTTATTTGCCTGCCGGAACCGGGAGGTTGCCGGATATTACTGTTTCCGGTATTCCTTGGGCGAAAAGCCGGTGTGATGCTTGAAGTATTTGCCGAAGAAAGACTGATTGGCAAAGTGCAGCTCGTCGGCTATCTCCTGAATGCTCTGCTCGGAGGATTTCAGCATGGCTTTCGCTTCCAGAATCACGAGGCTGTCAATCCAATCGCCCGCCGTCTTTCCGCTCACCTCTTTCACCACGGTAGAGAGGTGCTTGGGCGTAAGGAACATCTTGTCGGCGTAAAAGGACACGCTCCTCTCCTCTTTGTAAAACTCGTACACGTACCGGATGAAGCGTTCGAACAAATCTTCCTTGCGGCTTTTGGGAGTGCGCTCCTTCACGGCATGTCCCTGATAGATGTCGTATATCTCGTAGCACAGCGCCATCAACAATCCCTGCGTAATCTCCTTGCGGTAGGGATTGTCCTTCAGCTTCACCTTACTCCACAGGAAAGAGTGATATTCCTCGAACGCCTGCAACTCGTTGGCAGTGACAGCGATGCAAGGCCGCTCCTTTATCATGAAGAACATGGGAAACAGTTGCTGCATCGTGGGTATCACCAGGTCCATGAAGTCGCGGGACACGGCTATGAAGCTGCCTGAAAAATCATCGGAACGCTCGCCCTGCTGCACAATCTGTTCGGGCAGGATGATGCAAAGCATCCCTTCACGCATTTCATAATCCCGCAAGTTGATATTCAGCTTGCACCAGCCTTTCCGGCAGACGGCAAAGCAGGCAGCGTTCAGACGCGTTGGATATGGCGTGAAAGGGATGTCCCTTATATTATCGAAAATAGCGAAATCATTGCCGATAAAGTCAATCATGGGCAGGTGTTGTATACCGGAGATATCAACGTTGCGTATCTGTTTTGTATTCATTATTCATGCGCTTTGCCGGCAAATATAGGATTATTCACGGAATTATTGGTTTAAAAATCGTGAATGTTGTCCTAATTCATTATTTTAAAGCCGATGAAGAACGTACGCGGCTGCGTAGGGCCGTAGAAATAACCGGCATCGCGGAACTCGCCCTTATCCAAGTCTTTCTGGAAGCTGTTGAATATATTCTGCACACCGGTGTTCAGTTGGAACTTGATGTGGTCGTGCAGCACGAAGGTATAGTTCAGCTTCAGGTTGAGGTCGAAGAACTGGGGCGTGGTCTCCATGCGGTCTTCCGCGATGTACCCGGCATAGTGCGGCACAATCATCTTGCCCGTATACGTGCCGGAGAGGGAGAAGTCGAAATTCTTCAGCGGAGCGGACGAGAAGGTGAAGTAGCCGTAATAGTCGGGCGTGCGGGGCATGCGCTTGGTGGTCAGATCCTTGCCGTCCACCTGTGTCCAGACTTCCTCGCGGGTGTAGCGGCTGCGCTGCGCGGTAAAGCCCAACTGGAGCTGCACTTCCTTGCCGTGGGCAATCTTGGCATCGAGGTTGGCTCCGTACACGCGGGCGCCGTTGCCGTTGCGGCGTTCCTTGATTACATCGCCCACATCGTTCTTACCGATGTCCTCGAGCACGAATACGTGGCGCAGGTCGGTATAGAAACCCTCTACAAGGATGTTCGCCTGCCAGTGTCCCAGGTGGGCGGTCCAGTCCACCGAGCCGCTGTAACTGTTGGAACGCTCCTCGCGCAGGTTGTCCGCCAGCTTGATTTGCACGCCTTCGCCGCCTACTGCGGTGACGTGCAGGTCTTCATCGTAGGCCTGCGGGGCACGGAAACCGGTGGAGTACGTCAGGCGCGCCTGGAAGTCCTCGGTAGGCTTATAAAGCAGGTTGACGCGGGGACTGAATATCAGTTTGTCTATCAGGTTGTGCTTGTCCAGGCGGGCGCCGACGAGCATGGTCAGCACGTTCATCTTCCACTCGTTCTGCACGAAGGCGCTGGCAATGCGCACATCCTGCTGCATATCGCGGTGATAGCCCGTCATGACATCGTGCAGGGAGTTGTTCTGATACTCCAGTCCGCCCGTGAAGGTGGCGGGGGCGAAAAGACAGTTGTTCATGTTGCCCACGTACATGCCGCCTGCCACCCACGTCAGGTCGTCCGTCTTGCCGTAGGCGTTCATGTCCTTCTGTGCGCCGTAATAGCTGTTGCGGTCGGTGTGCTGGATGGAGCCGTACAAGGAGATTTTATGTTTATACTCGCGCCAGAAGAGGTCGTAACTCAGTCCGCCGCTGTTAATGATGTGCTTGGTCTGCTCGGTGATGTCCGCCTCGTGGGGCTGAAGATCGAACTTGTTGCCGCCGCGGCGGAACTCGTTGGTGGTGTGATACTCCAGGTTGATGCGGCTGAAATGCGTGGGACGGTAGTAGGCGCGGAAGCCGAAGGTGTTCATGTTCAGCTTGCCCAGTTCGGAGAAACCGTCGCCGTCACGGTCGTACGGATTGCGGTTGCGGTAGCTTTCGTAGAGGGCGATGCCGTAGGAGTTGTCTTTGGCCACCAGGGATACGTTCCCACCCATGTACTGCTCCCAGGACTTGTATGGGGCATAGAACGAAGCGGTTTTTTCAATGGTCGGGAAAAATGGGCGAAAGGTTTTGAAAACCAAAGGGTTTAGGCATGATCGGGAAAATGGGCTGAATATTTCGAAGCGGTTTTTCTCTTTACATGGCTTACATCTGCTTTACGTTTGAGGGGCTTTTCTTCGGATATTCGGGGGATTGCTTTACATCGGGCTTGCAGATGGGGCTAAAACGGCCTGGAAGGGTTTTATTTTCGGCTGTGTGGCCGTTTTATGGCTGGGTTGATGGATTTTGTTATATGATGGTGTGAACGGCTGTGTGGCCGTTTTTTTGTGCCTATTTTTAAAGATGTTGCCTTAAAATTCTTCCAAATAAGTATTATTTGGTATATTTGCAGCATAATAGAAACGAATATGGCAAAAGTGATTCATGTGCATTTGCTGCATAAAATAGACGGGACGAAGCAGAAAGATTGGTATTTCAGCAGTATATCGGCTGTTTATACGGTTCTGACGGCAGATCAGGTGGGGGCAACCAAGAATTACCTGCTTCATGCCGGGCTGTCTGGTAACGGCACAATATGCACGAAAAAGGCTATAATTAAGCAATCTACGCTCATCTCGGGTGGTAGTAAGGGAATGGTTAGAACGATATAATAGCGCCGTTAGAAAGGCTTGTAGGCGTTATTTCTTTGAATGCTGATTGGGGAGCTTATGGCTCCCTTTTTTTATGCCCCTACGGTTGGTTTTATTTGGTTAGGGGTTACTATTGGGGTTACTGTTAGGGGTTACTACTTCTTTAAGTTAGGGGTTACTTTAGGGGTTACTTTTTCAGTTCTCAGAGGGTACGCCCGAAATAGGAAACTATGTTATAAATGAAAGCAAGTGCCGTTTTTCTCTGTTTTCAGAGAGGAAAAACGACACTTGTTTGTGTGATATACCTTATTATAATAAAATAAATCCTTTGATTTACAGTGTATTTACGAGTTTGCTTCAGGTAAATTCCTTCAAAAGTGTGTGCGTGCGTCCTTTTTTAGCCTTCTGTAGGAGGCATGCGTGTACCACTTAGAAGAACTTGCTGATACTTCCGATTACTTCAAAGACATTGATGATGCGTGATTTGTCGAATTCCTGTTCATCGTAATCATTGGTGTTGATGGGGATGAAGCGCAGCTTGTCCGGATCCGGCGACCTGCGGAGGATTTTAATGGTGCGGATGGTATCCAACACCACTGCATAGATTTCGCCATATTGGATGTCGTTGAGTGTGCATTGGTGCAGGGCAATGATGTCGCCATGGTTTATTTTGGGTTCCATGGAGTGCCCGGTGACATTGCACCAAAGGCTGGCTTTTTCGAATCCCCTTATTACAATGTTGGTGGCAGGTATGTTTACCTGTGAATTAAACACTTCATCAAAGCCCCCGATAAAGTCCACATCGTAGTATGGTGTACCGATGGATGGGTTCATAGATGTGGTAGGCAGAGTCGAAGAATTTGCTTCGTCTATTGTTTTAATGCCGTTCAAATCATCTTTCAACATGCTTCCTGCACCAGTAAGTAACCAATCGGCAGATAAATCCGGATAGGCTAATAGAATTTTTTCAATATTCATTGAGCTCATGCCTTTGCCAGACACCTTTGCTTTCCCAATAAGTCCAACAGAAAGACCGGCATTAACAGTCATTTGATTGTCATTTATGCCCTTTTTCTCCATGAAATATTGAAGTCTTTCTATAAAATTCATATCTTTATATTGATTTTCTTCCATATTTAGTTTGATGTATTGAAATAATTCTATATATTTGCAGCGTGTTTAAGATGTAAACAGCGCGCCAAATATACAAAAAAGGCGTGTGATTAGCGAATTTTAAGGATTAAAGAAAATGAAAGCAAAAGTAATTATAGCTCAAGCAACAGCCGAGACCGCCGAAGCTCTTTACGGACTGGTCAAGAAGATGGTAGATACAACAGCAATCAAGGCTTATCCCAGTGTAGATTATCAGGCAGTTTTCTTTTCAGCTGATAGATACGACTTAGACTTTGTAAAAAGAGTATTGGCGGATAAGTGCTTTTCTTTCAAAATTGAAGATGCAGAATAATACAATAAAATAAGTGAGTTTATGACACAGCAAGAATTTATGGAACGGACGGGGATAACCCCTACAGCAGAGGATTTTGATTACATCCATGCGGTTTATCTGAACACTTCGATGAACAAGGATGAGTTCTGCAAAGATTTCAAGAAACATGGGGACAGCCGGATTATCCGCGATGTTCATGTGCGAGTGCTGAACTATGAAATGAAATGTGAACGTCAAAAGGAAGTTATCGACAACCTGACCGATTTTCTGATTGGCAAGGCACATGCGTATGACGATACCGATTTCCGCAAAGAAGCGGTAGGGTTGGTCGGTGAGATGGAAGTGGTGAAACGGACCATTGAATTGGGGCTTCCGCTTTGGGATGAAGACAGGATGGTTGTCCTTTCGATGATAGAAGAACAAGGCAAATAGATTGCCGGATAACTGGCAGCCCGGAAAGACGGGCAGGGGCGGCAGGCACGGCCGGAGAGTTGGTAAATCGAAATAAGAAAGCGTAGAAAGCCGTCGGGGTTCGATTCCCCGCGCCCCACGATATAAACTTTTAAAATTTAGAGTTATGGCAAAGAATTTCAATCCGAGAACAGCAGAGAGTCTGTTCAAACAGAAGTTGCGCACGATGATAGGCAGTACGGCACATACGCAGAATATTGCCGACCAGGCGATGGAGCTGGCTGGACAATTCATGACGAAGGATGAGATAAGCAACTCGGATGCCTACCGGGTGATAGAGAATGTGAGCTGTGTGTGTGTGAGGAAGCGATGCAGGTGCTGGTCGAAGAACTGCAGAAAGGGACACGCCTTCATGAAATACTGACGGGTGATTAGGAAATAGCGGAAGCCGTTGAAAACCTTTGAACGAACGATAACGATTAAAAAGTATGACGATATGAGAAAGCAGATTTTGACAGATAACGAGACCAAGACCTTCTTGATGAAGACATTCGGATGCAGCCGTCAGGCTGTGTGGCAAGCACTGAATTTTGTCCGTGACAGCGATCAGGCGCGCCGGATACGCACTCTTGCCCTGAAGCGAGGCGGCAAACTGACTGACGGGAACTTCATCCCGAACTGCGAAACCACCTTCGAGGAGTGCGAGAAGACCATGACCTGCACTTTCGGTCCCCGTGTAAAACTCGTGGTCCACAGAAAGACCAATGATGTGGATGTGTACGTGGACGGAAAACGGACTGAAACCTACCAATGTGAATTTGTATCGGATTTCATGCAGCTGCAGCACGAGACCCAACAGATGGCATCTGCCTTATAAATAGAAATGAAATGGAGTATTATGGAAAGATATTGTGCATATCCTACAATGACCTGACTTACGATGACCGACCGGTGATGGTGAACGGAAAGGCAGACTATAGCAGAAGCCGCACGCTGAAAGGAGTTCATCCTTCCACTCTTTCCGAAGAAGAACTTGCTCCCATCATGTCGATACCCAATTACAAGAAGTTAGCGGCAAAGGAGAAAATCAATGTAGTTCGATCCGGAAGAGGTCTGGGAGGTTACGTTTTGGTAGAAATAGCCACCATGCCCCTACGGTTTCAGGAAAGGATAAAACTAAAATACGGAGATATGAAAGAAGACGTAATAAGAAACTGGCTCGGCAGCCATTACCACATCGATGCGAAAGCCCGGGAATTTTACACCCGGTTCCGTTTTGACAACGGAGATGCACTGCCACCGGAACACATCCAAGAATATACGGTAAACGCTTCGGTAATTGAGGCAGTGATGCGTGCCATGGAGGATGCCACGTTTATGCGAAAGGCCATGAAGGCCGGGCCGGTGAACTGGGGCGAACTGGCAGGAGCCATCAGTTACTACCAAGCAGAGTTCGGACATACCTTGCCTGTCAGTTCCAACCGCTTCAAGAAGCGTGTGAATGACTTCAAGGCCAACGGCTATGAAAGCCTTATCAGCCGCAAGTTCATGAACCAGAACCGCCGGAAAGTGACCTATGACATTGAACGCCTGCTGCTGAGCATCGATGCCCAACCGGAGCAGCCCTTCAATACCACCGTGTGGGAACAGTACAATCTATTTGTGCAAGGAGAACTGGAGCTATATGACCCCGAAACCGGCGAGGTGTTGAATCCGGCAGACTTTACCGACAAGGATGGAAATCCGCTGGTATTGAGCCCGGCCACAGTAGCCAACTACCTGAACAACCCCAAGAACAAGGCCCTTCGCGGTAAGCTGCACATGAGCCAATGGGATTTCAACAATGCCTACCGTCCTTATCATCTGCGCAGCATCGGTGAATATTCCTTGAGTAAGGTTTCTCTTGACGACCGCGACCTGCCGCGCCCAATGAAGGATGGCAACCGAGTGAAAGCCTATTATGCCTACGATGTGGTGAGCGGTGCTGTGGTGGGATATGCCTACAACCGGTACAAGACTACCGAGTTATTTTTAGACTGCATGCGAAACATGTTCCAGACCCTGGACCGGAACGGCATGTATATCCCCGCCGAGTTAGAAGTGGAACACCACCTGGTAAGCGACTTTGCCGACGGATTGATGCAAGCCGGTACCGTCTTCCCCCTGATCCGCTGGTGTAACCCCGGGAACTCGCGTGAAAAACGTGCCGAGCACAAGAACCGCGAAAAGAAATACGGTGTGGAGAAACGCACGCAGGTAGGTATCGGCCGATGGTATGCCAAGCTGGAGGCCAACCGCCCGAAGGAAGAAAAGGTGTATGACGAAAAGAACAACACCTACAAGGTGAAGACCTATAGTTATGAAGAATTGGTAGCCGATGATATACGCGCCATTGAGACCTTCAACGCACAGCCTCACCCCAACCAAAAGCGCTATCCGGGCATGAGCCGTTGGGATGTGCTTTGCGCCCATCAGAACCCGAACCTTGCACCTTGGGACAAGGCCGTTCTTTACCGGTTCATCGGACAGCACACCGAAACAACCATCCGGCAGAACACCTACTGCACGGTGATGTACAACCAATACGGACTGCCCAGCCCGGAAATCATCGAAAAGCTGGAGCCGAGGAACTACAAGGTAGATGCCTATTATCTGCCCGATGCCGACGGAACCATCAACGAGGTATATATCTACCAGAACGGACGATATATCGCCACCTGCAAGCCCGTAGCCCGTTACAATGAGAATACAGCCGAGCAGACCGAGTACGACAAGGCAGCCTATACCGAACAGTCCAAGTATGTAGCTCAATTCGACAAGATGATGAAGGACGGCAAGATCAAGCGTGTGGGCATCCTTGCCAAAGAGGAAGCAAAGCTGATAACAGAGGTACAGGCGGAAGCCGTTCCCCTTCCTGCACAAGCCGAGGAAGAAGATTACTCAGCCTATATGGACATCAGTGCCTTCGAGCATGATGCAGTAGCCAAGATATAATTAACGACGTTAGAACGAATTTAAAACAGCATTCAAATGGAAATAACAAATGAAGTAAAGCAACGTATTGTGGCAGCGATAGCCGCCGACCGTGAAAATTATCCCAGTGACAACCGCCATGCCACGGCACTGGGCATAGCCCCCAGCGTTTACAATGCCATCAAGCGGGGCAATTATGAAAAGCAGGTCAGTGATGCCAACTGGGTAGGTATAGCCCGAAGATTAGGCGTGCAACTGCGTACAGAAATACCTTGGCTGGCAGCACAGACCCCGACCTACGTGTTTGTGAGCAAGCAGCTGGAAGTGTGCCAGGGAAGCGGGCTGAGTGCCATCCTGTGCGATATGCCCAATATCGGCAAGACCTTTACAGCGAAAGCTTACGTGAAGCAGCACAAGCACGCCGTATATGTGGACTGTAGCCAGGTGAAGACCAAACTGAAGCTGATACGCTACATTGCCAAGGAATTCGGTGTGACCAGCAACGGACGCTATAGCGACGTGTATGAGGATCTGGTGGCCTACCTGCGCACGATTGATACGCCCCTGGTTATCCTGGATGAAGCCGGGGACCTGCAGTATGAAGCCTTCCTGGAGTTAAAGGCGCTTTGGAACGCTACGGAACGCTGCTGTGCCTGGTATATGATGGGTGCCGACGGATTAAAGGAGAAGATCAACCGCGCCATCGAAGGCAAGAAGGTGGGCTATACCGAAATGTTGAGCCGCTACGGTGACTCCTACAGCAAGGTGACCCCGGACGATGCGCAGGAACGCGAAAAGTTTCTGAAGGCACAGGCTGCCATCGTCGCAAAAATCAATGCCCCGGACGGTGCCGACATTGCCAAGATTGTTCATAGCACCGGAGGCGGCTTGCGGCGCGTATATACCGAAATCGAAAAATTAAGGAGGATGCAGGCATGATAAGCAAGATAGAAATGCAAGCGATGGATGCTGTTATCGGTATCCATCGCGAGATGAGAAAAGCGAATGAGATAGACTGGGAACAGCGCAGATATGAAATTGCCAAAAGCATGCTTCCGGTAGTAAGAAGCAATTCATCAGGTATAATGTCTATAAAACAAGTTGCCAGACTTGCTGTGGACTATGCTGATGCTCTTATTGAAGAATTGAAAGGAGGTAACCGTGAAACTGAAGAGAGCCTACAGTCCCGGTGAGGTGCTGAACATGAAGATTCCCCGGTTCGAGTTTTCCGGGGACTGGCAAACCTCGATAGGCAACCCGGCCAAGAGCGGCGTGTGGATTATTTGGGGAGCCAGCGGAAACGGTAAGAGCAGCTTTGTGATGCAGCTGGCCAAGTACCTGTGTAGCTTCGGACGCGTAATTTATGACAGTTTGGAAGAAAGTACCGGTTTGTCGTTCCAGATGAGCCTGAAACGGCACAAGATGGGTGAAGTGAAAAAGAAGCTGATTATCCTTGACCGGGAACCGATGGAGCAATTGGAGGAACGGTTACGGCGCAGAGGCAGTCCCGGAATCGTGATTATCGACAGCTTCCAATACAGCGGCTTGAACTACAAAACCTACAAGGAGTTCAAGGAACGTCATCCCAAGAAACTGTTTATCTTCATCAGCCATGCCGAGGGGCTTCATCCGGCAGGTAGAAGCGCCCGCAAGGTGGAATATGATGCCGATGTGAAAATCATGGTAAGCTGTTTCAAAGCCTGGTGCAAAAGCCGCTTTATGGAGCGGCCCGGTGAGCCCTACGTGATATGGGAAGAAGGTGCTGCCAAAACATTGAAGGACGATAATATGGAGGATTATTTGAATGATGGAATGGGAGAATAAGCTGTACCAGATACTCCTGAAAGAACAGGAAGCGGAGGCCGTGGTGGACGATTGGGTAGAACGTAACATACAAAGCGACCTCCGTCTGCGCAGGGCCAAGACAAAGGGACACGTAGTGATAGAAACCAGGGATGTGATGTTTGCTCGGAATATTCAGGTATGGCATCCGTCCTGCCAAATAAACATTAAAGATTTGAAGTGATGGAAAAGAAAGAAGAAAAGAAAGTGTGCTGCATCTGCGGCAAAGAGTATGAGGGCTACGGATACAATCCGTTCCCGGTGAAAGAAGAAGGCTGCTGCTGCTGCCAATCGTGCAACTACAGTGTGGTGGTTCCGGAACGGTGGGAACGACACAAGGCTTTTCAACGTGGTGAAGCGACCGGTGCCGGGAAAGTGTACATCAGCGGAGCCATCGCGCACTATGATATGAATGAGCGCAAGGAAGCCTTCAGCCGTGCCGAGGAGAAACTGATGGCACAAGGCTATGATCCTGTAAACCCTTTCAGGAACGGATTGCCGGATGAAGCTCATTGGAGAGCCCACATGCGGGCCGACATTGCCCTGTTGCTGGCTTGTGACTATATCTACATGCTGAAGGACTGGGAACTGAGCAAGGGAGCCAAACTGGAGCTTGACGTAGCCAGTTCGTGTGGCATTAAAGTATTGTTTGAATAACCTTTTAATAGTGAATGTATGGAAGAAAAACAGAAAGTTCAGGTCGTATTTGAATTTGACCGTTCCGAGTATGACGCGTATCTCTTTTTGATGAATCAAAAGAAGACGAAAGAGGTAGAGCAAATATGGAACACCATGAGCGGTGAGCCTGTGGTTGCGGATATTGATTTGTTTGAAGAGGACAGCCAGTCTGTAAAACTTATGATGATAAGTTTGGCAATTCTTTCAGTGGAGAAAAAAGTGAAAGGATGATATGGCACAGGAAGTAACCAATTTCGCCCGGTTCTATGCATTGTTCAACAAACTGCCTTATCAGGGCGATCGGGAGGAATTCAAAAAACAAATCGTGCTGCAGTACACGTGGAACCGGACAGACAGTCTGAAGGAAATGACGGCCAAGGAGTATGAAGTTTGTTGTACTGCTCTGGAGAAACTGAGCGGACAAGACGAATGGCGGCAGAAACTTCGCGAGGAACTGCGACGGAAACGCAGCGTCTGCCTGAAGCTGATGCAACAGTTGGGTATAGACACCACCGACTGGAACCGGGTGAACGAATTCTGCAACAACCCCCGGATAGCCGGCAAGCCCTTTGTTCAGGTTAGTACAGCCGAGCTGGAACAACTGGCCATCAAACTGCGGGCTATCCAACGAAAAGGAGGTTTAACCGATAAATAGAGCAATATGGATAAAAAAGCACATGAAGCGCTTGAGCGCATAAGAAAAGACGTGACCCTTACGACATCCGATATGGAGAACCAGGATGCAGCGGAGTTTTTCAACGAACTGGCCGACTGGGCGTATGCCAATGGGGAGGCCATGCTGATAGACGATGAACCGGAAAAGCAGGATGATTATGAGGATAGATGACCAAGACAAGCTGATAAAAGCGGGGTTCTGTATAATACGAAAGGATGATTATCCAGGCCCGAGGATAAAGATGTGTACCGGCATAAACGGTGGCTGGAAGACATACAAGAAGTTTGAAACCAAAGCAGAAAGAGACAGGACATTCGCTTTGCTGCTGAAGGATGACAAAGTAATAGCTGATTAACAACTAAAATGATTTAAAATGGAAAAGAACAATCAAAGTGTGGACATCAAGTCCCTGAGTAAAGAACAGCGAGCAGCCCTCATGGCCCAGCTGCAGCAAGAAGAGAAAGAAGACCGCATCGCCCGTCGTGAAACTTACGAGGCATTACGCGGTGAGTTTATGCACGAAGTAAAGACCAACGTTCTTGAGATGGTGAATGCCGTGACCGGGTTCCGCGGATGGCTGGAAAAAGAAGCCGATGCCTTTACCAAGGTGATGAAGGAATACGGCCAGGTGAAAAGCGACGAACAGCGCAGCTATACCATTACGGACGGAGACTTCCGTCTGGAAGTGAAAAGCAACAAGGTGAAAGGCTTCGATGAACGAGCCGACATGGCAGCCGACCGTCTGATTGACTATTTGAAGCGCTACATGCAGAACAGCGAGAAAGGTTCTGATGATCCGATGTATCAGATGGCCATGACCCTGCTGGAGCGCAACAAGATGGGCGACCTGGACTACAAGAGCATTTCAAAGCTGTATGAACTGGAAGATAAGTTCGATGAAGAGTATGCAGACATCATGCGCCTGTTCAAGGAAGCTAATGTAGTGCAGCGCAATGCCACCAACTACTACTTCAGCCGCCGCAACCCTGAAAACGGCGTATGGACCCGCATTGAACCCAGTTTCTGCCGTTTGTAACCGAAACCCGTTAACCCTATAAACAGAAAGCGCCGCAGTTGTTATAATTGCGGCGCTTTTGTTCTTAAAATAGATGGAAATCAGTTATTTTTGTAAGAGAAATAAAATGTATGGGCAAAGGACGGGATAAAGAACTGATCAAGCTGCGTGACGAGGCACTATGCCGTCGTTACTACTATTGGACAGAAATACAGCGGTTGCGGTTCGACGATGCTTTAAAAGTGTTGTCGGAGCGCGAATTCTTTATATCCGAGGAACGTATCATGACCATCATCCGCCGGAAATCACGTGAGGGAACAGACTACAATCTGAAGCCTGTTCCCAAGGTGAAAGCCCCCCGTCTGACTGCCGCCCAGCTGGAACTATTCCCCATAAGATGACGGCATGGCCGATTCATCGTGCAGTGTGAATGAGAACGTCATTTCATAGACCTTGATGTAATGCGGCATGGCATACGAACGGCTTTTCTCGCGTACCAGCGGCGAAGCGTTGTCCGTGCATTGCAGACACTGCAGCGACTTGTATAATTTCTTGGCCAGCTGCTGCCTTTCCCTCACCTTGTCATACGTGCCGGATGCGTAGCTTGTATCGTCGTAACAATCGATGGCCAGCCGGACGGTCAGTGCGGATTCGCTTTTCTGTGCCCCGTATCCGAGGTCGTGCCAGTCGGAGTTTGTATTTCCGATTAATACACAAGGGAAAGTGACCGGGTACTGGTCTTCTTCTGCTCCCATTTCCAATTGTCCGTAGTCCTCGTCGATGAGAGAGAGTTCCGGCATTTCCTGTGCAATCTGTTCCATGATTGCGATAAAAATTTCGTCCATATCGTTATTGGTTTAAAATGTTGGTAATTTCCTGGTCCACCTTTTCCCGGATACGCCGGTTCAATTCTTCGCTTTCGCCCATGAACTGGCGCTGCGGGATGCGGATGTGCAGTTTCTTTTTTGGGGTAAGCGCCATGTTCCTCCAGAACTGTGCCTGCGGATTCAGTTCCTTCGGCTTGGAACGTCGTTTGACGCGTTTCTTTTGCCCTGTGCCGGTTTTTTTTCTTTTTCCCGAAGCCTTGTAGAACTTGGCCCATGCAAAGCGCCTCATGCGGTCTGTGACGGTGACATCGATTTCCCCGCCCCAGTTGTTGATGGGTGCATAGACCACCTCGTTGAATACCCTTACCCGGTAGTCTGCAGGTGTATATCCGACCGATTTGAACAGATGCTTCCTGCCGGAGAGCAGCGTTCCATAATTGCTGGCGGCATCGGAACCTCCCGAGGACAGCCGTTTGGCTTTGGGCCAAGGGTGAAGACCGCCATTGACAAATCCACCCTGCCGGAAGTTATCCTGAAAATGGTCTTTGGCCATTCGTCCTACCATGACTGGCATTTTGCGGCGCATCATACTGTCCAGCCTGTCACGTTTCCGCTTTATCATTTCCGTAAAATCTTTTATGTCCATAATCATCAGTAATTCAAGAATAATTTATAACTTTGCAACCGAGGCTTCCAATATGCCTTTTATGCGTTATGAATATACCGGAACAAGTAAAGAACGAGGCCCGTGTACTTATTGAGCAATACGGTGACACCTTCGAATACCTTGGTATTTATGAAGGCCAGGAAGCCTATGTGTTCAAGTTTCCGGGGGACTCCTGTACCGGTTATCCTTTCGTCTATCTGTATGACGGTAAAGACGCAACCGAAATAACCGGTCCGTTATCCCTTGACGTTATCGATTCATGTATCGAAAATATCGAGGAAGGAGACATCGAATAGCTTATTGTCAATTCTCAGGACTCCCCTGCAGTTGTGGGAAGTCGCAGCTCCTATTTCACATAAATATTTTACGTCTTTCCATTCCATTCCTGAACCGGCAGAATTATCGCTTTGGGGTTCGATATACCTTAGTTCACCATCCGCAAACCGTTGCAGGATTGTAGCATGCCCGCCCCCGCTTTTCCAGCCGATACTCAATTCATACACGCCTTCTTCCTTACATACCTCATTGAAATACTCCATGTACCTTTTAGGGGTCATTTTCAAGTACCCTTTGTGCGCAAGCCAGCTGTTTATACTTATATGTTGCGCCGGAGTACCGTCGGTGTTTTTCCAGACTTCAAAAGCACGTCCATTACTCAGGTATTCAAGTTTAGACCCTGCGACATTGCCTTTGGCGGTAATATCCCATCCACGTAATCGTAAAGCGTATGCCGGTGCGCAAGTCTGGCAGTTGATACTGTATGGAGTATCCCGTTTTTTATCGTAATCGCTGTTCTTCCGGTATCTGTTTCCCCTTTTATCACGATATATCCCGTTAGGATCAGGAATATACTCGTCCACGTGTTTGGGATTCGCATTCTGTTTATCCGCCTTATCCACATCCATAGGTTTTCCTTTTTTGATTTTAAGAGCCTTTTCCATTTCGAGGTTGTTCCGGGCAATGGCCATTTTTTCCTCCCCGGTAAGGTAGTCCGGCATTTCCGCAATCATCTCGTCAATACGGGCCATAAGTTTATCCACCGCTTTATGGGCACCCTTGTGGGCTTCTGCCTGATATGGATGATTGTCGGAAAACAGTTTGCCGTCCGTTCCCGGATTGTTATCCAGTCCGGGCTGGGGCTTGTTCTTGTCGTCTTCGTCCGGAAGTGGTGTCGGCTCCTCGTCGGTGGCAGTGAGGTCGCACTTGCAGTTCCACCGGTCGCCCGGTCGGTGGATGTTCCAGAACGTGTCATCAATCGGCCGGATGGTATTCCAGAACGGGCGGTGGTCAGCCCCCGGATGAATGGAGGTGGACGGTAGCCATTTGAGGTTGGGCAGAATATCGCGTTCGCGCAGGAACTGTTGCCAGTCAGCCGCCTGATGCGCCCGGATGACCGCCGTATCATACTCCGTCCGCAGCCAGTGACGAACCTGATGGGAAGCAATGGGCAAGACTTCCTGTACCCATTTGTCGAACGGTTTTAAAATGCCGTTTGAATCCAATAAAAGTCGTGCCATGTCATTCTGCATACGATGTACCTTGAATGCCGAGAATACGGCATTGTTCCGGAGTATGGCATTTCTGAAATCCTCGTCCGGAGTAATGGCCTTGGATTTGCTGAACCCTTCCTTTGCCGCCTTGTCCATCTTTGCCCATATTTCATTGAACAGGTTGATTTCGATTTCGGTTGCCGGATGAAAGTCCCTGCTGTATATGTTCAGCAAGGCACGCCGCAGCACCTCTTCGGAGAAGTCAAACTCCATGGAGACGCTGCCATTATCAGCCGCATACAGTCTGTCGACTACCAGTCTAAAGCTGCCCCGTCTGCCGGGGCTTTCACGAAAAAACCTTTGAGCCAGTTCCGGAAGTTTCTTTTCTGTTTCGGTGTCGGTTCATCATCCCGTCCCTTATTCGCTGGCTCCGGCTCCTTCTTCGGGCTTGGAATCCGGTCGGCTTGTTCAGCCGTCTTTTGTTCCGCCTTCAGCTGCTCGTAATTGGCCGGTTTGTCGATACCGAATTCCTCATAGAGATAATCGTCGTCGATGGGGATGTTGAAGTTCTTCTTCAGCTGCGTGAGGATGGATATTTTGGTACCGGCATCCGTTTCTTTCGGTTCCGGAAAGCAGAATGTCCCCCCTTCAGTATTGATGCCCATGCGCAGCAGAATGTCCGTCATGTCGTAATTCAGCACGTTGAGCACGTATTTCCGGTCAGCCTCCAGTACCTTGTCCTCTACTTTCTTATGAACCGTACCCAAAGCCTGTGTGCCTTTTTCGGACGATTCGGTTGTCAGCGTATTGCCCAGTATCAGTTTGGAAATTTCGTTGTTGCACCGTTCGCAGAGGCGTTCATAGACATCGGCAGACCCTGTTTTGTTTCCGGCTTCCGTAAGTTTGAGTTCCGTGTCCTTGGCATGAAAGAACTGCGCCAGACTTCCGGCGTTGGCCGCATCCTCCATGGCCCGCTGGCGGGACTCGTCGTCGTCGGAGTCATAGATATATTCCTGTATGGGCATGCCGAATACCTCGGAGAACTGTGCCCAGTCGCCCGTGGTGTTACGTTTGTAAATGACCCAAGGTGCAGCCTTGGCCAACAGCCCCAAATCGGACGGTGAACCCACAAAAAGCAGGTCGGTATATTCATTCCAGGAATGGCCGGTAATGTCCGTCTGGTGGCGCAGGATGAGTTCCCTGACCGGATCCACATGCTTGCGCGGTACCAGGTCATAATCCACCCACTCCTGCAGCTTGTAGAACTGGCAGAGCGAGAAGCCCCAGAATTTCGCATCAAGGATGTCACCCACCAGCCGGTTGAACCAGGGCGACTGTATCTGTTCGTTGATTTTATCGTCGGGCTTCCCGTCCAC